TCTTCCTACTAAAGACGCTATCTTAATTGAACTTAACAGTAGAAGAGATATTAATGAAGAAGAGTTACAACATATAAAAGATTATGTGAACTCTATTGAAAATTCTGAGGCAGATGAACAATGGTTACTTGAAACTACAGAAAAGTTTTGTAAAGACCGTGCTGTTCATAACGCAGTATTAAGTGGTATTAAAATTTTAGATGGTAAAGATAAGAAACAAACACCAGAGGCAATACCACATATCTTATCAGACGCATTGGCTGTATCATTTGACAAGTCAGTTGGTCACGATTATATTGAAGACGCAGAAGCCAGATTTAAATTTTATCATACAAAAGAAAAGAGATATCAATTTGATTTAGATTATATGAATAGAATTACCAAAGGTGGTGTTCCTAGTAAAACATTGAACATTGCTCTTGCTGGTACTGGTGTTGGTAAATCATTATTCATGTGTCATGTAGCTTCAAGTTATCTATTACAAGGTCTAAATGTATTGTATATTACATTAGAGATGGCAGAGGAAAGAATTGCAGAAAGAATTGACGCTAACCTTTTAGATGTAACTATGGAAGATTTACATGAAATGCCTAAACAATTATATGATGGCAAGATTAGTAAGTTAAGAGAAAAAACACAAGGGCAACTTATTGTCAAAGAATATCCAACAGCGTCTGCTCATGCAGGTCATTTTAAATCGCTGATTAATGAATTAGCTCTAAAGAAATCCTTTAGACCTGATGTTATCTTTATAGATTACCTGAACATTTGTGCTTCAAGTAGATTTAAAGGTGGCAATATTTCATCTTACTTTTATATAAAAGCAATTGCTGAAGAACTAAGAGGTTTGGCTGTGGAACATAATGTACCAATCTTTAGTGCAACACAAACAACTAGAACTGGTTTTGTGTCAACAGATATTGGTCTTGAAGATACTTCAGAATCTTTTGGTCTTCCAGCAACTGCTGACTTTATGTTTGCCTTAATGTCAAATGAAGAACTAGAGGCTTTAGGTCAGATGAAAGTAAAACAGTTGAAGAATAGATATAATGACCCAAGCGTTAATCGTGCCTTTATCATAGGTGTTGATAGAGCTAAGATGAGATTATATGATGTTCAACAATCTAGTCAAAACATTGTTGACGCAAATCAAGTAGATGAAAAAGAGGACGCTTACAATAAGTTTTCAGATTTTAAATTATAATGCCAAAAAAACAAAAAGTTAGATTTCATAAAGGTGATAAGAGACCAGGTGGAGGTTTGAAAAAAAAGTTGACATACTCAGTAGAGATGATTAAAGAAGGTAAGAAAATTCTATGGCATGTTGTAGAACAACCAACAGAAAATATTATAGCAAAATATTTCTTTGAAGAAGACGCAAATCAATTAGCAGACTTTCAAAATAAACACCATGTATGGCAAGTAAATGGTGGTATACCTAGATTTCTTTGGAATTATTAGTTGACAAAACCTCCTAAATAGTGTAAGGGAGAGAAAATGGCAAATATAGGAATAGAAGTATCTGAAATAATGGCAGGCGTAGCTATGCTAATGACACCTCAACAATTAGATAATTATTCTAAAGATATGAGTGGTCTTGTAAAGTTTTTAAAAGAGGGTAAAAAATTAGCGAGTAGCCAGAAGTTTGTTTATTCTGAAGGGCTAAGAGATAAAGCATTACAAGCATTTAATCCTACTGATAGAGATTTTTTGACAGCTGCTGTTCAAGGTATTTCAGCTGCTAGGTCAATTAGAGATTGGGTACCGATAAGGTCAAGAGAGTCTGGTAAACCAATAACAAAACCTGTTTGTGATAGAGTTTTCCTAACAGGTGATAAATGGCCAAAAGAAGTTAGTAAATTTCAAGTTGAAGCATATGGTTTTCAATCTTATAACTCATCAGACATAATTTTTGAATGGAAAAATACTAAAGGTTTATCATTTTACGGTGTTTCTCTAAAGAAAAAACCATCAGTTGTTGACCCCGACCCTACTTTAATTAATAAAGCGTTTGATAGTGTATTAACAGGAGAAACTCCTAAAGAAATAAAAGAATTGGGAAAAATTAAAAAAGAAGTACAAGAAGCAAGAACAAAGTATTTTGCTAAAGTTGTTAGAGAAGCTACAAAAAAACCAAATCAGTATTTAAAAATCACAGGCAGTTTACCAAATAACGATAATGAACTTATGAAAATTAGAGTAAAAGGTGAAGGTAAAAATTGGAAAGCAAAAAAACCAATGGCGTTGATAGATATAAAAGGTAAAGGTAAACTTGATTTAAAAAAACCTGGTAATCAAACAGACCCAAATATTTTTCAAATACAAGATAATGGTAAATATAGAGAACTTACTAGAGGTGAAATGGCAAATCCTAAAATAAGTATGAGAGCATTTGTTAATAAAAGAGTGGCTAGTACAGATTCAGTTTATAATGAAATGGTTAAAGTTATGAACAAATATGCTGATAAGTTTGCAAATGCTTTATTAAATTTAGTTTTAAAAACAAACTTATATAAAGAATTAGACGAAAACCAATTTGCTTTTGCTTTAGTTACGGGTGTCGGAAATATAGATAAAGAAGGCAACCCTAAAAATCTTAAAACAATTCAAGCTAATGGATTATATACGGTGTTATGTGGATTAAGTGCTTTAAATGAGGGTACATCAAAATATGAAATGATTTTAGATAAGGAAGCAAATAAAAAATCAGATGGTGCTAAAGTATTTTTAATACTCAAAAAAGGTAAGATTAAAATTTTAGATTTACAATTAAGATATAAAGGTGGTTTCACTAGTCAACCACAATTTCAGGCAACATTATCAAAAGAATTTAAAGAAATATTGACAGAACAATACGGCAAAAAATGTAAACAGCCTTAAATTATTGTGTCATTGTTTTAATTAAGATTTTTTAGCAACTTCATTTTCAATATAAGAGTTAGTAGCATACTCAACAGCAATCTCTTTAGCTTCTTCTAAATCATCAGCGTAATATTCGTCAGATGTTCTAAAGTCTTCTTCATCTTCTTCATCATTATAATAAACTACATATAAGTCTTTATCAATGTGGTGAAAATAGCCTATAAGTTTATCTTCAGGCGTCTTGATATTATATTCATTATCTACTTTCATGTCTTCTATATTATATGTCATATTGTTTCCTTTCATAATTATTTGTATAATATATCATATTATTATATCATAATCTAGTGAAATCGGCAAGTATATTTTTCACTTAATAAACCTTATAAATAATGGTATTGAATATATTATAGAGGCTGCGACAAAATAGTGCTTGACAAATGGAATGTATTTTGGTATAATGGATAGAAATGAGAGAAAAAAATGTTTAGTTTTAAAGGGTTTTTTACAAAAGATAAAAACACACACCTAGAACACCTAGAAGATGATATTATCAATAGAGGTGCAGTTGGTGGAGAAAATGCAATTAACTTTCTGAAAGCAGTTAGAAATATGCTAGCTGGTTCCGGTAAGGGTACAAACATGACCGTCAAATGGGACGGTGCGCCAGCAATTATATGTGGTGTAAATCCTGAAAACGGCAAATTCTTTGTCGGTACAAAATCAGTATTCAATAAAACTCCTAAAATAAATTATACAGCAAGAGATATTGCAAGAAACCATAGTGGTGTGGTTGCAGATAAATTAAGAGTGTGTTTGGCAAATTTATCAAGACTAAACATCAAAGGTATTTTACAAGGCGATTTGTTATTTACAGATGACCTAAAGTCTATTAATATTGATGGTCAAAAAATGATTTCATTTACACCTAATACTATAACATATGCAGTACCACAAGATAGTGATATTGGTAGAAGAATTGCAAAAGCAAAAATGGGCATAGTATTTCATACACAATATTCCGGTAAAACTATGGATAGTTTGTCTGCTGGTTTTGGCACAGTTAGAGGTTCTTCAAACAGAAATGTATTCTTAGCAAGTGCAGGTTATAAATCAACAGCAGTTATGTTTAGTAAACAAGAGTTATCAAAATTTGACGCACAGATAAGAATGGCTGAAGGCTCATTAAAAAGAGCAAAACCTATTTTAGATTTAATGAGTAAAAACATATCAGATGATACATCCGTAGGTTACAGATTAAAAACTTACTTCAATTACTATATAAAAAACTCAAATGCTGGTATGGATAAAGTATCTGTCATGCAAAAACAATTTAGAGATTACTACGAAAACTATATAAATGCAGAAATAGATTCAAGAAAAACACCAAGAGGTAAAGAAAAATTTATAAAAGCAAAGAAGGATAATCTAAGATTTATAGATAGAAATAAATCAGCTTTATATATGGCAATTGCAAGTCATATCACATTGGGTAATGCAAAGAACACATTACTACAAAAGATGAGTCAGATACAAAGTATAGGTAATTTTATAAGAACTTCTACAGGTTACAGAGTTACAGCACCAGAAGGATATGTGGCTGTTGATAGTGTCGCAGGTGCAATTAAACTAGTAGATAGATTAGAGTTTAGTAGGCAAAACTTTACTATGCCGAAAGGTTGGAATTAATGAAACAATTTGACGACATAAGATTTCAAGAATTAAAAGAGGGTTTATATGACCCGAATATCTTTAAAGCATTCTTTTTAGCAGGTGGTCCAGGTTCTGGTAAAACATTTGTTACAAGAGGTGCATTTGGTGGTACAGGTTTAAGAGTAATTAATTCAGACAATGCTTTTGAAAGTGCATTAAGAAAACATGGTCTATCTTTAAAAATGCCTGAAGATGAGGCAGAGGCTAGAGATATACTAAGAGCAAGAGCAAAAGGTGTAACAGACAAGACTTTAGATTTATCACTAAAAGGAAGATTAGGACTTGTTATTGATGGTACCGGTAGAGACTATGATAAAATTAAAATTCAAAATGATATGTTAAAACAATTAGGTTATGATACTTATATGGTATTTGTAAATACTAGTTTAGAAGTTGCGTTAGAAAGAAACGCCAAAAGAGAAAGAAGTGTACCAGAATATATTACAAGAAAATCATGGACACAAGTGCAATCAAATATTGGTCGTTTTCAGAATACTTTTGGTATGAGTAACATGATTATTATTGATAATAGTAGAGATGACAAAGAACTTACTACAATGGTTATGAATAAAGTTGACAAATCAGTAAGAAGATTATTAAGTAATAAAATTAAGTCATACACAGCAAAAAGATGGATGGCTACAGAAAGAAGATTAAAAAGAAGATGATTAAATTATTAGATTGGTATTATAATATATTAGAAACAATGGGTGTTAAACTATCTAGTTTTGCATGGCAAAAAAGATGGTCTAATAGAGAAACAGGTACAGGTTACAGAAAGAATAAATGAAAACTTTTTTAGAAGCAGTTATTGATATACCTAGAAGAACTTACGCTAAAGGTGTATTTGATGACGCAGACACAAACAATCCTAAAATTAAGGCTAGTGTAAAAGCATTAATTGATAAACAGATTGAAGAGTTTGAAACAGAATATCCTGTGGTCAAAACAGGACTAATTGGTTCTATCTTAACAAAAAGATATAGAGATGACGCAGACTTAGACATTAATGTATTGTTTGATGTACCAGTAGAAAAAAGAGAAGAAGAAAGATTAAGATTAT